TATTTTTAACGTAGTGAAGCATCAGAGATGAAGACACTAATAAACATACTGAAGTTCCCTGTATTCTGTACTTGCTGTTTGTTGTACTTAGCAAGTCAGATGTTATTAGGGCTTAGCATACTACTAGATTATATTGGGGAATTTTTAGAGGACATGATAGATGAGCGGTGAAAACATAGAGTACAAAGAGCGTATAAAGAGCCTACATTTTTTTATAGACAAGCGTATTGAAGAGTTGAAGCCCTTTGACCCTCCTAACATTGAATACATAAGGTTCATAAACGGACTGCGTTTTGCGGTAGATTGGATTGAGAATAGATCCCCATTAGACATAAGGAAAAATGATGAATAAAGTTGACCAAAAGATTGTTGGCTACAAAGTAGTTGATAAGACAGAAGAAAAAGTAGTGTTTGAGATGATACACGAGAATTTTCCTCGACCACCGCATTTGACGGGTACAACGTATAAGATTAAGACACCGCAGAGCGAACACGCTTTGTATATCACTATCAATGATATGGTGCTTAACGGTGACGAGCGTCATCCCTACGAGATGTTTATTAACAGTAAGAACATGGAGCACTTTCAATGGGTACTTGCATTAACTCGCTTAGTGTCCGCAGTGTGGAGAAAAGGTGGTGACTCTACGTTCTTAGTTGAGGAGTTAAAGAATGTCTTTGACCCGAAGGGTGGGTACTATAAACGTGGTGGTGTGTATATGCCATCGCTAGTGGCTGAGATAGGAACAGTTATCGAGCAACATTTAATAAGCATAGGTGTTATTAAAGTTGAAGTGGATGAACACATGGAAAAGTTTATCAAAGCAAAGCGTGAAGAAGCAATGGGCAGTGAAGAAACTGGATACCCTGCTAATGCGACCATGTGTGTTGAATGTAATACAAAAGCTACAGTAATGATGGATAACTGCAAAGTCTGTTTATGTTGCGGAAACTCTAAATGCAATTGAGAGGTAAGCGTGGTTGATTTTATACTGGGTATGGTGGCTGTGATAGTTATTTGGTTTGCAATTTGTGTTTACTTATTTATTTCAGAGGATTGGTGGGTGCTATGAGAGTAAGACATAGAGGATGTAATGGAGAGGTTTGGTGGCGTTGCACACCTTATTTAAATTTCACTATAGATATGAATATGCACTATATATTTAAAAAAGAACGCCCTGATAAAATTCGGGATGTATTAAAACGAATAGGTGCAATAAGATGGTAGAAAATAATATATTGGAGAGAGATAATGAAAATTGAAATTAAGAAGTTAACAAAGAATGTAGTTATTCCTGCCTATGAAACCACAGGCAGTGCGGCAGTAGACTTAAGAGCTAACATCACAAAGCCTATTAAGTTAGATTTAGGTGAAGTGGCAATGATACCGACAGGTATTGCAATCAATATACATGATGTAGAAGCGGCGGCTCTTATCATGCCGCGCAGTGGGCTTGGGCATAACTATGGTATTAAGCTCGGAAACTCAGTAGGACTTATTGACAGTGACTATCAAGGTGAGCTTAAAGTTAGTATTAAAAACACAGGCAACGGGCTGTATAAAATCTCACCCCAAGATAGGATTGCACAGATGCTTTTTGTACCAGTAATTCGAGCAGAGTTTATTGAAGTGGAGGAATTTAGCGCAGTGACTGAGCGTGGCGAGGGTGGCTTCGGGAGTACAGGTAATGATTAGTACAACAGCTTATATTTTAATTAGCACTCTAATTTCACAAGGTAATGTGACACAAAGCACATCAACATTTGCAGACAAAACATCATGCGAATCAGCGGCAGTTAGACAGGACTTTGTTCTTAAATCTATGGGTACTCACTTTACTCGCTGGAATCTAACCTGTCACCCTTATCAACTTAATGAGGTTAAAATATGAAAGTAACCCTAGTGCAAAGCACACCTACTCCAGAAGAACACATCGGATTACTTGCAGGTATCTGCTACGGTAAGACAGGTGAACAATCACCAGAGCAATGTATTAAGCGGGCAGAACACTGTGTAACAAAAGGGCATTTATCTACACTACGTTTCGCTCACGCGACATTCTTGGTTGAAGGCATTAGCCGTATTTGCTCACATCAGTTTGTTCGCAGTAAGCATTTGGACTTTCTCCAACGTAGTCAGCGATATTGCAATGATGAACACATGAAAATGATTATTCCAAATACTATAGCTGATAAATATGATGTAACAGTAAGAGCTTACGTTGATATTGCGGTTAGTCTATACGACGTTTTAATTGAACTGGGAATTAAAAAAGAAGATGCGAGATTTTTTTTACCGCAAGGGATAGGCACAGAATTACTGGTAGTAGGTAACTTCCAAGCGTGGTATGACTTTATTAAATTGCGTAGCGGCAAAGAGGTGCAGTGGGAAATACGCGCAGTGGCACATGAGATTAACCGCCAGCTACATGGAATTGCACCAAATATCTTCAAGGAGCTTGAGTATGAATAGACTATGTGAGGTATGTAATCTGGTTAAAGATGAGGTAGCGTTTAAAACAGAAAGTACGATATGCAAGAAGTGTGCAGTAGTAGCAGGGGTACAAGACAGCTTGCAAAGACGCAAACGCAGGGACGTTAGTTCACTAGATAATAAGATGTGTAGAAAGTTTTTACAACAACATTTAATAAAGCCAACAGGCTGGGAGCTAACACTATGAACGACAAACCCAAAACAATTTATGATGCATACACACAAGGACAATTATACATGGGCGACTCAGTACACGAAGCTAAAAAAGAAGACATGGTTAACGAGCCTTCGCATTACAAAAATGGTAAAATAGAATGTATTGATGCAATGGAAGCGATGCTTACGCCCGAAGAGTTTATTGGGTATCTAAGAGGTAATGCGTTTAAATATATATGGCGTTACCAACATAAAGGTAAAGCATATGAAGACTTACAGAAAGCACAGTGGTACTTAAATCGTTTAGTATTGATACATAACCCAAGATAAATATGGCAATAGAAGACGGAAACACAGACCTCGCGTCACTGCATGAGGAGATGATGCGAGATAAACTTATTGCAGTTATTTGTAGAGAAGCTGCAAAGATAGATACAACTAACCCCACCGGACTTTGCTGGACGTGCGGTGACTTTATAGGATACAAGAGGAGATGGTGTGACAGAGAATGCGCAGATATATTTGAAACCGAAACTAAAAAAAATTGGTAGTTTGTGGGTTTGCTACACGGAGTGGAAGTCTATACCCTGTACTGCTTCAACGCCTGAGAAGGCTTACATGAAATGGATATACAGAAATGAGCGTGCCAAGTTTTACTTATAGTTCACTGAGTAGGTTTATTACCTGCCCTAAGCAGTACGAAGCACATCATGTTTTAAAGTACATACCCTTCGCAGATACCTCAGCTACGCTGTATGGAAAAGACTTACATCTTGCGGCTGAGAACTACATAGGTAAAGGTGAGGCATTACCAGAGCGGTTTATATTTGTTAAGAAGTTCCTTGATACTATCAATAACATCAAAGGCAGAAAACTTTGCGAGTATAAACTTGCAGTGGCGAAGGTAGGTACTGGGTATGAGTTCTGTGATTATGAAGCACCTAATAGGTACTGGCGTGGCATTGCAGACCTTGTCATCGTAGACGCAGATGCTAAGAAAGCGTATATTGTGGATTATAAAACAGGCAAGTCAGCAAAGTATGCAGACACTAAGCAACTAGCACTACTAGCGGCGGCGGTGTTTCTAGAGTTCCCGTATGTTGAGACTATCAAAGGGATGCTACTCTTCGTAGTGGCTAATGAGATGGTGAAAGAAGAATATACATATGAGAATAAACTGGGTATCTTTGATAAACTAGCGCCTGTATTAGCGCAACGGTCAGTAGCCTACGAGACGGGTGTATTTAATCCTATCCCTAACGGACTATGCAAAAAGTGGTGTCAGGCTACACGGTGCATCCATAATGGTAACTATAAGGAGGGGTAATGCCCTACAAGAACAAAGCAGATAGAAATGTTAAGCGAGAATATGAGTTAGAGAAACTACGCCCTGGGGCGCATGAAGCTAGAATGGAGAGACAACGTGCTCGCCGTGCATATGATAAAGCGGGTATTAGCCGTGATGGGAAAGACATTGACCATATCAAAGGTGTTAAAGCGGGTAACGGTAAAGACAACCTGCGTCTTAGAGACCCAGAAGTGAACCGCTCATTCCAACGCAACAGTGACCATACTATGAAGAAGAACGAGCCGCCAAAGAAAGCTAAACCTAAGAAGAAATAATATGGAAGTATCCGTAAAGTCAGTGCAGATTATTGCAACGGAGTCTGGTTTACCTGAGAGCTTAGTAGAGCGTCACTTAGACGCTCTATGCACGATGTCTCTTAGAACGCGTATTAGTGAACGGAAGATGTGCCTAAACAAAATAAGAGCATGGTACTTTAATAGAAGTACGAATAAGCCTCAGCTATTTGAAGTATTAGAAGATAAATGATTCGCCCCCTTAAGGGGCTGTACGGAGCGACAATGGAAATACAAGTTATTCAAGATAAGGTCTTGTCTATCAAGACCACTAACCCCGATGCTATTACAAGCGTCATTACAAAAAGTAAAATTAAAGATATTGATTTTGGTACAGCAGAGGTATGGGTAAATTTTGGTTTAGGTGAAGCGCATATCCTAAACAATATAGATATTAAAAATGTACCCTCACCTATTCGCACACAGTACACATGGACAGGGATGTATAAGCCCTTTGACCATCAAAGAGTGACAGCAGAGTTTTTAACGCTTAACCGCAGAGCCTTTTGCTTAAATGAAATGGGTACGGGTAAAACTAACTCAGTTATCTGGGCGGCTGACTATTTAATGAAACTCAGTGTAATACGCCGTGTGCTTGTGGTTTGCCCTCTATCTATTATGGATGCGGCATGGCGCAAAGACTTGTTTAAAACAGCCATGCATCGCTCAGTTGAGATTGCACATGGTAGTAGGGTAAAACGTGCTGAGATTATTAAAAGCACTGCGGAGATAGTTATTATTAACTTCGATGGTGTTGAGATTGTAGAGAAAGAGATTGCTGAAGGTGGGTTTGATTTGATTGTAGTAGACGAAGCTACGCATTTAAAAAACGTCTCGACTCGTAGATGGAAGACGATGAACCGCTTAGTCACTGCAGACACATGGCTCTGGATGTTAACGGGTACACCTGCAGCGCAGTCACCAGTGGATGCGTATGGACTAATTAAACTAGTTAACCCCAAGCAAACACCTAGAGCGTTTAATGCGTTTCGAGATATGGTGCAGATACGCACCTCGCAGTTTACGTTTAAGAACCGACCCGATGCAGAGCAGATAGTACACAGCTTTATGCAACCTGCAATACGGTTTACTAAAGAAGAATGTCTAGACTTGCCAGAGCTAACATATCAGACAAGAGATGTGCCTCTATCCCCACAGCAAGAGAAGTACTACAGACTTCTCAAAAAAGAAATGCTCATGCAGGCGGCAGGTGAAGAGATTACTGCGGCTAATGCGGCAGTGGCTTTGAATAAATTACTTCAGCTTTCATCTGGGGCGGTGTATTCGGATACTGGAGAAGTGATTGAGTTTGATGTGAAGGCGCGTTCGGCAGAGCTACTGAGTATAGTAGAAGAGACATCGCACAAGACGATTGTGTTTGTGCAGTTTAAGCACACCATAGAGATAGTAGAGAGGGTACTTCTTGACGCTGGGTACAACGTGGGTGTTATCCATGGCGGCGTTAATGCAAACAAACGCTCTGAGATATTTAATGCATTCCAGACTTCACCTAACCCACAGGTTCTGGTTATCCAGCCGCAAGCGGCGGCGCATGGGGTAACTTTGCACGCGGCTAATACGATTGTGTGGTGGGGCGTAACGCTTTCACTGGAAACCTATAAGCAAGCCAATGCGCGTATTCATCGTGCAGGACAAGTAAACAGATGTAGCGTGGTGCATCTTGTAGGCTCCCCCGTAGAGAAAAAAGTCTTAAACGTATTAGAAGATAAAGGCGCGGCTCAGACTAAGTTATTAGATTTATATAAAGATGTTATTAGTTGACATGGGACAGTAGGTACTGTATAATATAATCTCCTTCAAAGAGATGTGGGGAAACACATGAGCACAATAAATGTAGAACAGCTCGTCAAGGCGTATATCAAGATGAGAGATGCAAGACAACAATTGCAACGAGAGTTTGATGAAGCAGACGATAAGATTAAACAGCAACAAGATGCAGTACAACAAGCTCTACTCGAGCTATGTAAAGAAACGGGGACAGACGGACTTAAGACCTCAGCAGGCACAGTAACACGGACGATTAAAACACGATACTGGACGAGCGATTGGAACAGTATGAAAAACTTTATTAAGGAGAACGATGCGTTTGAGTTACTCGAGCAACGAGTGCACCAGACAAATATGAAATCCTTTTTAGAAGAAAACCCTAACCTTATGCCTCCAGGCATGAATATTGATAGTAAATACGCTATAACCGTAAGAAGGAAATAAAATGGAAGAACAAAATGATGAAGATGTCTATTTGACAACAGACCAAGTTATGAAGATACTAGGACTCTCCCGACAGTCTATATCTCGATTGAGACTCACCAATGTACTGACTACCTACCGTCAGGGCACTAAGTATCTGTCTAGCGCAAAAGAAGTCAAAGCTTTACTCACACAAAGAACCACAATAGTTAAAATTAATAACACACAAGAGGGTAGTAACAATGGCTAATGAAATGGGTTTATTCACAACAGGCGCGGCAGTTCCAGCACACTTTGCAAAAAGAGAATTAAGTGCAACAACTAAAGCCCTTATGGGCGGTGCATCCGATGCTCGCCGCATCTCTGTAAAAGGAGGTATCTTTCGCTTACTTGTAGGCGGTCAAGAGGTTGCTAAGAACGAAGACCGTGCAATGAATATCATTATTGCGGCGGCGGCTCCTAACACATCTCGCCAATACTATACGGGTACATATCAAGAAGGTGTAGTAGCTGCACCCGACTGCTGGAGTTCAGATGGTGAAGTACCTAATGTAGCTGTTAAAGAGCCTAAACACACAAACTGCAAAACGTGTTCTATGAACATAGCAGGGTCTGGTCAAGGTACTAGTAGAGCTTGCCGCTTTAACCATCGACTGGCGGTTTTACTTGAAAACGATATGCACGGAGATGTGTACGAGTTATCTCTTGCGGCAACGTCTATCTTTGGTAAAGGTGAGAACGGTAAGATGCCTTTATTCCAATATGCCAAGCAACTAGCTGGTCATGGTATGAACGTCACTGACGTAGTAACTGAGCTTAGATTTGATACAGACTCTGCAACACCTAAGATGATATTCCGCGCAGTACGTCCACTTGAGTTAGTTGATATTGATACTGTACTTAGTAAAGGTTCTTCAGTTGAAGCTATCCAAGCTATCACTACAAGTTATTCTGGTGCTGTAAAAGAAGATACTCCAGCACCATCTGGGTTTATACCAACTGCTATTGCGGCTCCCGAGTCTGATGAGCCTGTTGTAAGAGAGAAGAAGTCATCAGCTAAACCTGCTGACCCAACTGACCTTGCAAGTACATTGGCTGAATGGGCTGACTAAGCACTAGCCTATTAGAAGGGGCGGTGCTACCCGCCCCTTTTTTGTCCCCATATTTTAGGTATAGCCATGAACAGGATAGATTTTTTAAAAACAGTGTTAGCAGACGGTGGTAAGTACTGCGCTGTAGGTATAATAAACAAGAAAGTTAACCAAGTATTTTTTGACACCTTAGACGAGCTAGTGCTGTGGTCAGATGTACAGACTTTAGCCGGTGTAAATGTTTTCTTTGCGGTAGCTACCTACCATACTAATATCAGTAGAAGTGCCAAGAACACTAAGTTGTTTAAGTCTTTATGGATTGATTTAGACATTGGCAAAGGAACTGCGTATGAGACGCAGGTTACAGGTATCGCTGCGCTTAAAGATTTTTGCAAAGCATAATGATAATGATTTGGTTTTGGATGAGGAGTCACCTTTTTAGTTGGTTTTGGTTAGCGGTTAGCCTTCCGTACAAAAAGGCACTTTTTTAAATTTAAAATTAAAAACATGCCGAAAATTAAAATTACCAAAGAGATTAACATCATCGACAATTTTGAGA